AACACAACTTACGTATATTTTGAAATTGATGTGTTACAAACTTGGTTCTTTGATTTTGATTTTAAACCATCATTTGTTGTAAGAGAACATTGTCCTTTATGGAACGCTGATGGTAGTCCCGTTATTAATACGATTGATGAGGGGTTAAACTATGGAACAGAATATGAAAATGTAAATGTTTCACATTATATTCCTAATAGTGGTGTTCGTTTCCTTGTTATCGCTACAAAAAGAGCGGTTCACGGAACAAATAAAGGTAAGGTGTTACCTAGTATTGTTGGTGTAGGTCAACCATTTAGTTATTATATTGTTCCTTTTGTTGATAAAGACCAAGTTGTGTGGGCTACAGTGCAAGGAACTAGAAGTAGAATGTCGACTTTAATTGATACATTGGGTGGTCTTTATAAAGACACTGATTTCACAAACAATATAGCTACCATGTTTATTACGGAACAAACTGGCTTATCTAGTCAAGTTACAGAGGGAGATTCTATAGAAATTGTTTTTGATAATCCTGACCAAATTTTAGAACATGCTGATGCTGGTGAAGGTGTAAAAATGGTTTATGTGAGTAACGCTCCTCAATTCGTTGTGAAAACCGCTAACCTCGGTAATAAGTATGATGGTTATAGAAGTGTGAAAGAAAGTAAGTTGATGATGTATCCGTATACTGTTCTTACTATAGATGACATGCAAGGCAATAGAAGAGACTATAAAAACGAATATATCAATAGTTCCGATATTACAATCGTGGCAAAAGGTTCACTAGGCACTAGTAATAAGATTATGTATAGTTTAGATAATTATAATATCAATTCATCTAATTCTATGAAGACGTATCTAGTTGATGAGTGGGGGCTACAAAATATCAACCCTAATGATGTAACAATTATTACGGAAATGATAGCTTCCTATATTCAAGCAAATAAGAACACCTTGATTAACCAAAAAGACCAAATTATGTTGAATGGTTATGCGGGTTTTGGACAAAACATTTTAAGTGGTGCAGGTTCAGCTATGGCAGGTGGTGTTGGCGGAGGTTTAGGTGTAGCAAGTTCAGGTATTTCAGCTGTAAAAGGTGTTGGGAGTACAGTTCTGCAATTACAAGGAATTGAAGCTAAGATTGACGACATTCAAAATGTTCCACCGCAGATTAACAAGATGGGAACGAATACAAGTTATGATGTTGGTAACGGTTTTAATGGTGTATTTATTATCAAAAAACAAATTAAACCTGAATATCAAAAGAAATTAGAAGACTTCTTCAAAATGTTTGGTTATAAAAAGAATGAAGTGAAAACACCTAATTTCCATACTAGGCAAAGTTGGAATTATGTTGAAACAAAAGATTGTAATATTATTGGTAATTTTAACACAGAAGATTTAAATGAAATAAAAGCGGTGTTTGATAGAGGTATTACACTATGGCATACAGATGATATTGGCAACTATAATTTAAGTAATGAGGTGATATAATGTTTAATCAAATAAGTATGTATATGAATCCTAATATGGTACAAAAAGATGTTGGTAATTTTTATTATTGGCATTATGCGAAGTATCTATCACAATTAACGTTTCAATTATTTGAATGGGAAAATCTTCCCGAAACAGTTGACCCTCGTTATTTAGAGATGATGTTGCATACTCATGGATATGTTGGGTTTTATAATGATAAGGAATTAGGATATATGGCGGTAAATGGTACAGCAGGAACACATATTAACCGCTATTTACAACCAACTAAATTCGAAACGGCTACACCTGATTATACGGGTAAGAAATTTGATATCTATAATTTTGGTGATAATCTTGATTTAATCGATAGAGAAAAAACGGGTGTTGTAATATGGAATAATGATTTGCATGTTCCTACGATGGATTCCGTTATCATGTTTGCTAAAAAGCTAGCAAATGTAATGGAAATTATTGATATTAATTTAAATGCTCAAAAGACACCTGTCCTAATTACAGCAGAAGATACAAATAAGTTTTCTCTTATGAATGTTTATAATCAATATGAAGGGAATGCACCTGTTATTGTTGCTAATAAGCATTTTGACCCTAACTCTATTAAGGTATTTAAAACAGATGCGCCTTTCGTTGTTGATAAAATGAACGACCAAAAGAACGCATATTGGTCTGAATTTCTTACATACTTAGGAATACGAAATGTTAGTATTGACAAGAAAGAAAGATTAACCAGTGCGGAAGCAACTTCTG